AAAATTTCAGAAAAATATGAGATAGAAGAGATAAGTTCTTCTATTGATTGTGTCCTCCGCATATATTCGGGGGGGAGAAAGTGTGTCTCCTTAACCTCTCGGTCTTCTACTGCCTCAGGATTCGCCTCAGTAATCCAGATCCACCCAAACACACAATGAAAAGTCAGCATGAGGAACCACCGTTTTTTAGTGGTGCACTTTTGGACATTGGGTCCTCTGGTGCATCCAGTTGGCAGAGCATTTTTGAAACCAAGGCAGGGGTAAGTCCTTCGGTTAGTGAGACAAACAGCAAGTTTATCGAGAGTTTTTCAGAATCATTTATTGGTTCGGCAGAGTTTAAAGAGTTTAGAGAGTTGGCACAGAACCTTATTGGTGCAATGGATGATATTATCCCTCAGGGAGGTCATCTTAGTTTACCTGTTACGTTGGAACATCAACACAGGTTTGCACAAGTTGACGAAATGAATGAAGTTTTGTCAGATTTTGGTGCAGGTAGTAGAACCTTTGTCAAGGATGTTTTCAGTGCTTTTAGGAACACTGGAATTCAAGACAATGGCTTATTTGACGATTTTTCTGGTTTCTGTAACTGGATGATTGTCATTACTGCTATAGCACATTTTCATCACCCTACTAGTACAACCAAGGGGACTCTGGCAGTCTTTTTTGGTTTTAAACTAGCCCAAATGTTCTTTGCTAACAAGGAACAAATTTTTGAACACGTGGAAATCATTAGGTTCCTTTATGGCGATAATAAGCAAGGGGCACCAGTGGTTGTACCGCATTCTGAAATCAATGTGGGAGTATTATCTACTATATTGACTTTGGGTATTACCAGTATTACCGGTTTGTTACCTACGAGTAAAGCCTTAAAAACTTTATTTGAGATTACAAAGATTAGGAAAGAGCAGAGAGATAACCTCTCTTTTATAATCATCGGTATTGCTGGCAATTTGAAAGAGTTCTTCACGGAAGTTCTTCCGTGTAAGACTCTTTCCGATTTTTTTACAGTCGGAGAGATTTTGTTGTCGGAAACGCGAGAATTCTCTGATGACATTACCGAGTTTTTGGCCAGACAAAATGCAGGAGTGGCCATCTCCAGCTCTTCAGTTAACGTAAAGATTGCAGAGTTTGAGACACGAGGGAGAATGATGTTGCGTAGACTGGAGAGACAGTCTGACGATTATCGGCGTATAGTGGTACTCTTGGATAAATTGTATTCCCTGAAGATGTCCTTAAGGAGTGGTTGGCATTCTCTGTCTGGGCCTAGACAAGAACCCGTAGGAGTTTTGTTTAGGGGAGAACCGGGTATTTTTAAAACTGTTGCTACACACAAACTCGCAGAGGTTATTTTACCTGATATTGTGGATGAAGTCTTGGCAGACGACCTAGATGATCCTAATGCAGGTTTGATTTACAACATGCCCTCGGATCGTTTTTTCGATGGTATGAGTGACAAAGCCACTATTATTAGGGCAGATGATCTTTTTTGTAGTAGAGATACTGCATCCGGTGTGGATACTGATGCACAAAAGGTCATCAAAATAATTAATTCGAACCCTTATTGTGTTCCCATAGCTAATGCAGATAGTAAGAACACTAAATTTTTTAGAGGGAAGATCTTTATGGCAACAACTAACCTTACTAACTTTGCTAATTTGGAGTCTGTTACAGATCCGAAAGCAGTAGAAAGGAGGTTTCACTTGTCAGTGGAAGTCACCCTGAATCCTGAATATCAAACCAATGGTAAAGTTGATAAGAATAAGTTGCCCGTCTCTGATATCCCTTTTGGCGAGGAGAATGTGAGTGGCACATATATACCAGACGACATTTGGTTGTTTAAGGTAGTTAGCCACAAGATTGGAACGGATTCAGAACCGGTTGAGTTGGATTTTAAAGGCTTAGCCGCTAAGATTATTGAACTCGTGAAAGACCAAGAAAGGACCTTTTATATCAACACGTATAGAAATCGCCATGGAGCGAGCGATGTTCATGATGAGTTGTCAAAGAAATTCCCAAAGGTGACTCGTAAGAAGAAATTTGTTGAGCCCCACAGTAGTTGTGGCTCTCCACACCCAAGTTCACATGATTTTGTTTGGTTAGAGGATTTGACTGAATCCTTGACGGAACAGATCAATTATCCCGATTTCCCAAGAGAATTCCATCATGCCATGACGTTAGCCAAGGTGAATTTGCCCCCTAGTAATTGGAATGCAGAGTACTTTGGAAAACTCATTAGCATTTTGAGGATGGAACAGGATTTCTATGACAAAGTAGTCGATTCCGGTGAGGAAGATGTCGCATTATTTTTGGGCAGAGTTCTTTCCAGAGCCGTTTCATTTAATATAAATCTTGACACAGCTTTGATACAATTTAACCAAATATCGAACCTGGAAAAGATCAAACGTGCAATCAAGGGTTGTGCTAGTGATTTGGCGAATTTCGTTGGTAAATGGTGGAAATACATTTTGTTCTCCTTAGCTATAGGGGGGACCGCTTATTTGCTTATTAAATCCTGTGTGGATTTCTTTTTCGGAACAACGACCATGCAACAAGAAGTTAAGGAAGAACCAAAGGAGGAAGTTGCCACCCTTTCTTCATTTAAAATTCACACGGTTATTCCCCATAGCAGTGTCACACCTAGTATTGAAGTTGCGAAGTTGCCCAAATTGGAAGCCTATGACTTCGGAGAAAGAAATTCTACTTTCGATGCCATGGCTAAAGTTTTTAGGAGTTACATCTTCACAATGTATTTAGCGGTTGGCTCTAGTGACCAAGTCGAGTACACGAGAGTTGGTACGGCGCAGAATGTGCAC